CATTCATCCGACACCGACTGGCGTGCAGAGCTTGCCGACCGGTTCAATCGTGCCGGCAATGGCGGTCAGACTACATGGTCTCGCATCCACCGCCGCCGGTTCTCGACGCTGGGCGTGATCAGCCCCACGTCAATCGGTCAGATCGGGCGCGTATCCATTGTGGTTGACATCTCGTCATCAGTCAGCCGCGACATGCTCAATCAATTCATGATCGAGTCTGCGTCTCTGATCGACACGCTCCAGCCGCGTGACGGTGTTGTGGTTGCTTGGACTAACCACCGCTTCCACAGCTCCGATGAGGTGTACTCCGGTGCAGACCTGCTCAACCTTGAGGCACCCTGCGGTGGTGGAACCTACATGACTGCCGGTGTCGAGTGGCTTGAGCAGAACGGTCTGGAGTCTGACTTGATCATCGTTTTCACCGATGGCGAGATGGACGATTGCGACTGGCAGTCTCTCGCCCAGCGCGACAATCTGGTTGTCGTGCTCGACAGTGAGCCGGTGCCCTACATTCGACGCATGATCGCCGAGTCCGGTGCTGATACCATCGTCGCTCAGGCGGCGTAATCCACGGGGGCCACGCGCCCCCTTATTTTTAACAAGTCCCAAGGGAGGGAAGGAGATGGCGATGAAAGATAAAGATTTTCCGCATGATGTCAGCAAAGAGGTTTTTGAAAAAGCGGTAGCCGATCAGAATCTTGAGCTAAATCACGATGACGAGTTTGCTCAGTATTGGGTGGACTGGTCTACCGGACTGTCCATTGGGCGAGTAATCAAGCCGTATCAAGATGACCTCAAGTCTAAGGCGCGGTACTCGCTGAGGTATGTGCATGCGCCCCCAGTACCCAACATTGTATTGCCAGCGCACGCAAGTGAACGCCGGTGAAGCGAGGTATGCCGGACATTTTTATTCTTAACAAGTTACGAGGTAAAAGTATGAGCAAAGCTATCTGGCAGTTCTACCGGTCTGCCGTCCCTTCAGTGGTTGTGGATGACATTGTCGCCCTTGGGGAGTCTTTTGGGCCAGAGCCTGCCACCATAGGGCTGGGCGCTCAGCAGAGGGTGGTCAGTGAAACTCGCATCTCAGAGGTGAGCTGGATCAAGCGAAACGACCCAAGATCTCGATTTGTATTTGACTTGTTATTTTATTACGCGCGCGAAGCAAATCGCAGTGCATTCAATGTTGATTTCAATTACTTGAATGACGTTCAGTACACCAAGTATTACGGGCACAACAAGGGGCACTACACCCCCCATGTTGATACGTTTTGGGCTAATGACTTTTCTGCTTACGACAGAAAGATCAGCGTCACAATACAGCTATCCGACGGCGCCGATTACGAAGGGGGAGACTTCACGTTTGTGGACGACCCTTCCCCCGACAAAGATGAGTTGCGCGAAAAAGGATCGGTGTTGGTTTTTCTGTCTCCGATTCGTCATGTTGTTCAACCGGTCACGCAAGGCGAGCGCCGCAGTTTGGTTGCTTGGTTTGAAGGGCCTAAATGGAGGTGAAATGTTATGGGTAAGGTAATCGAATTGCACGACTTCAATCAAAAAGCCAAAAACCTGAAGAGCTTCAAGGCGGCATTTGAGAGGGGGTCTGAGCACGCCCTGAACCTAATTGATGCGCTACACGCAGAGAATCTCGACGAGTCTCACGAGGAGATAACCGGATCGCTGATCGGCGCTCTGCATATCATCATGTGGTGCGCGATGGACTGCGCCCCAGACCGTGAACTCGCTCACATGCTTATCGCTGACGCCACCCGAATGGCTGAGGGGAAAGCAGATGATAGTAGCAAGGAGAGCTAAGCTGTAAAAATCCATAGACGTAATCGTCATGGGGTGTTATCTTCAAGTCGTGTTTGATTCAGGAGTATCAGATGCGATCAGATCTTGTTTGTACGCGATGCGGATCTAGCCGTTTAGACATATTCAGTCCTGTCCATTGGGACATTGGGCGGCAGGTCTTTGTCGTGGATGAAGAATTTGTGCGTAAACATGAGCACAGATGCGTGGCCTGCGAGAAGTGGATGCGGCCAGAATTAAAGCCAGTCACATCAGATGAGGAGTGGGCATGATGTTATGTAGAGAATGTTTGGTGGCAAACGGCCACCACCCCAACTGCCCAAACACCGATGACATGCCAGATCAGGAGTTTGTGCTCTGGTTTAACGGTGGCCCACGGCAACATTTTTCAAGTGAGTTTGCCATGCGCCGAGCCGCAGACCAGTACGGGTTTAATGCGGACGACGTTTTGCGATTCGGTGAGGTTGACATGTTAGACAGTAACGGTGTCATCGTCGGCGGTTGCTACGCTGAGGAGGATGCGTATGTCTAGCCTCGACACCCAAGTGGGCGGCGACCACTACAAGCAGATGAAAATCCAGCCGCTGGAATATGCGCTGGAGAACGATCTGGGAGTCTGTGAGCACGCCGTCATCAAATATATAACCCGATGGAAATACAAGCATGCCGATGGCGTGGAAGACCTGAGGAAGGCTCGCCACTATCTCGACATACTGATTGAGCGAGAGGTCGCCCAAGGAGGTCAAAATGGAAGCAAGTGAACCGCGAAACCAAAAGGCCAGAGAAGCGCTCACCGTTTTGCTTGCCACAATCTTGTTTTTAACCGCGTCATCACTCGACTATGAGGATGCCGTTGCTGATGCACAGTTTTACTGTGAACAAGTTAAGGCCAAATCATGGCCTGATTTCAAACCTGAAACGAACTGCGAGGAGTAGTGACATGAGTACCACAAACAAAAGATGGTCAAAAACAGAGGATGATGTGCTCGCTCAGGGCATAAAAGAAAACACGTCCTACCTGAATATCGCCAACACATTGGGCCGCACTGAGAAATCAGTGCAGATGCGTGCGTTTGTGCTCAGGAAAAAATCCCAGCGTTTCGCCAAGTACAGGCCGGCAAAGAAAGCCGCCCCGAAACAGCAGGAAAAACCGGTTATCAAACACCAGTATGTTCTGCCTGACATGACCCAGATTGCGAGCCAATATGACCGCTTATTTCTAGCCGCAGTCATATCCGCAATGTGCTCGTTCTCCACGATGGTAATGTTTGCCATCGCGGTATTGGCGTCCTGATGGGCAACATCGGAGGTCGCCAGCATGCCCTCAGCAAAGAGCAGGTCGCAGAGGCCCTAGAGCTTTATGAGGAAGGCAACTATTGGTGGCAGATCGCCATCATGATGAGGGTGAGTCAATCCACCCTCATGCGCTACATCCGCAATGCGGAGAAATATGGCTATTCGTTTTGGACTAGCTATCCGAGAGAAGATTAGTGGTATAGTAATTCAGGCCCCATCACTCCCTCCGCGAGCGGCGGCGTGGTTAGATGGTATTTCGGGGGGCCGACTCATGACCGAGATATCCTCAACCGCCGCACCATTTCTTTGTCACCCACTCGCGGTGCCAGCTTGCCTTGTCATAAAGGGACAGCCTGCGACTTTCATCGCTGTTGTGATCAATCACAGTTCTGATCTTTTCCTCTTGCAGGGCGTATACCAAAACCGCCCTCGCCCTCAGCTTACTTACCCCCAAAAACTCCTCAACGTCTTCGATAGTGAAGCTAACTGTCGGTATCTTCAACAAGTCATGTATAAGATCCGGAGCGTTTTTGTTTTCATTTTCCACGCAAGTGCCTCACCGGATTCCTCCCCCCTGCCATCCTTCTTTCAGCGACCCAAGACAGACCCTCCTTGAGCGCCTTCAGCTTCTTGGGATCCTGAGATATATCCCAGCCGTGGATAATCACCTCCTCCACTAGATACTTGTGATATGGCCCGTAGCGATCCGAGATCAGCTTCATGGTGCGCCCAAACCGCATCAGACTGTCATTGGCCATAGGATCTTCAGCACGCTTCCCTCCTGTGCTCGCCTCAAACCTAAGTGGTCTCACATACATCCCCGCCTGCGCGCTCTGGCTGAGAATATATTCTCCAGCCTGATGCTCTTGTAATGTCAAAATCCCATCAATCAGATACCTGTCGATCAGCGTCTGATCCATCACCTTGGCGCGGGGCATCTTGCCGCCCTCCACCATCACGCTGTGGCGCTTGTGAATCTCGCTGGTACCAAGGTCTGTATGTAACTTGTCAGACATAATAGAATTGTCCCCGGATAGCGTTTCCTGAGTGAGTATCGACACCAACGGCAACGTAGGGATTGGAACGCTGTTTCTTACCTATTCCTAACAAGTCATCAGAACTCATCGAAGTCCTCCCAGCTCCGGCTCACCCCCTTTAAGGAGCTTAAATTGACTGCCGGCTCGGGCGGATTAAATCCTTCATACCTACCGTTTGACAAATTATATGTAAGGCAGGCCATACCTTGCTGGCCAACCCACTTAAACCTCGACTTCCAGCAGTGAATTTCGACACAGTCTTCTGCACGATGCACAGTGATGCCCAGATCTGCCTTGGCAAACCATGCCGCAGATCCAGAGATATTCATCCCCTTGGGTACGGCGTAGGTGCCATCTTCTTTCGGGTACATTTTCTGCGGGTGAGCGACAAACCAGACATGGATGCCGTGGGCCTTGGCAAATGAAGTGATCTTACTGAGCATATAGCTGATCCCAGAATGCTCCTCTGCACCGGTCTGTTCTATGTAGTTATACGGGTCAATGACGAGACCTCTCACTCCAAGCCGCATCACTGCCTGCTTGGTTCTGTCGATCACGCTTTCAATGGTGCTCATGCCGCCGTCCTTGGATTCAAGGAAGACGAAGTGATCATTAATGAACTCGACTGCATCAGCGAGATCTTCCTCGGTCATTCTGGGGCCAAGGCCATCATAGAATGGCTTGCCCGTCACTTTCTCTGCCAGCTTGGCGATGTGCATGTGGGGCGGGTTCTCAAACGAACACACCGCAAACTTCCATGACTCCCGCTGAGCAAGATTCACCATGATCTGATCTATAAACTCAGACTTACCCGAACTGGGCATGCCTGTCACGATGGATAGCTGTCCCTCGGCTATTGTGAACAAGTCATCTATAGCAGGCATCCCCGTGGAAGCACCCCGACCGTGCCCATTAGCATAAATCTCACGCACGTCATCAAAATAATCCACTGCACCATACACCCCAGAAAGAGGAACCGGCTCAGGGTTATCGAATAGATTCTGGGTTTCTTCTGCGCCAAGACGCTGTACCGCATCATTCCCGTCCTTGATTTCCTCCGGAAACTTAACTCGCCAGCACTTAGCTCGACCTACCCGACGCGCTATCTCCTCTGCAAGCGCCTCGCCAGCCTGATCGTTGTCAGTCGCCAGAACAATCTTTTTGCATCGCTCCAGACGCTCACGCTCCTCCCAGATGTAAGAGAATTTATTATCTTCCTCCGGAGAGACCCGATTTTGGCTTACCTTCGCCGGCGCCCCATTCGGGCATGACACGGCTCTAATTCCGACGCTCGCCAAGGCAATAACATCACACTCGCCCTCGACTATCGTTAAATCCTCGTCGCTATCTTCCACGTTTTCGATGCCGTAGAAAGATCGGGGCGCCCCATCACAGGAAAATGCCTTCCCGTCAACGGATCGCCACTTGATTGCGGTGGGGTTTTCCCGTGGGCCATAAATGAATCCGACTGCTTCCTTCATTTCGCCGTGGAAATGTCGGGTTCCGGTAGTCATTGCTGGCAAGTTGTCAAGAGTATCAAGATGTACGCCGCGCCCCTCAAAAAATCCCTTGATAAGATCGACGTTGTAATTTAATTGCGTGGGTATCCTGACAACCTTCTCCATGTGAGCCTCGTAAAATTTGCGCCGCTTTACCGCACCGGACAGGCCACAGTGGTGGCAGTGGTACAGTGAGTGGTCTGGTTTAATTGTGATTGAAAGTGTTTTTTGGTTCTTTTTTTTGCGTTGATCGCCGCACTCTGGACACTTGACCCTTGAGTCACTTTGGTGCCCCAGCACATACTCGTCCAAACTCATAGCACTTGCCTACCCCCTATTTTTGTGATATTGGTAGACTCTAGTACTGTCCTAGACTAGGAAAGAAACAGCTTAGTTCATTACTATTTTTAACAATTAGTAATGTCCTAGACTAGAACAGTCCTAGATGAAACACTCCTAAAGTCCAAACTCAGCCCCCGCCACAGGGGGCTTTTTTTTACCGCAATTCCTCCATCACCATCCTCGCCACTACCTGCTGTTCAGTCTGGCTGAGCAGGAGCATTTCGTCGAGGGCGTCTTGGAGGCCCACCGGATAACCGGCAATTTCGCAATGGGAAAGAAAGGCGGGGGACTGCAAATACCTGATGGCGTCCGCTTTTTCTTGAGGCTGGGGGCCGATCAAGTCGCGGATTGCTTGGAAGATTACCTTCCCATAAACCATCTTATAGGTGTCTGACATGTATTTCTGCCCGAGGGTTTTCCTTGTCAACCCCGCCCCAATAGATATGCTTTTCTTTCACCTGACGATCATTCTTATACACCAGTCCCTGCAAGCAGTCCAGTATTAACGACTCGTCGAGGTCCGGACGGCGACTGGCGTAAAAGATTTTGATGTCTACGGCAACGTCCTCAGTGAATGGCTCATCAAGCTGTGGGCATTGCTGACTAAAAGACTTGACATAGTCCAGTGCTTTTTGTGATTTGATGAACAGCGGGCGCCCACTTTTACTCTTGACAAGCCTACGACTATTTGCCTTGCTACACGGCTCCCCAGTTACAACAATACTTATTGACATAGCTACAGCCCGTCATATAATTAAGTCCGAACATTAGCAGGGAGGTTCGATCATGAGCAAGATGGGCCGTTATGTTTATCGACTGCAAGAGGAGAACGAGCAGTATGACAACTATCCAGATAGAGAAGGGTGTACCGATGCCGAATCGCACCCACTTGCCAGAGTTACCATTTACGGCGATGGAGATAGGGGACTCCTTCGTGGCGCCCGTACTTTCGAGCGACGCCAGATCAATCCAAGCTCTCAGGCAGAGAGTGACCCGCTTTCAGAAACAGAACCCACCGAAGAAGTTCAGCGTCGTTCAGGACGGCGAACAGATGAGGGTGTTTAGAGTTATATGATCGTCACCAACCAGCACAATCTTCCTGAGCCTGTATTCAAGGCGCTGACGCACAGCGACTACAGTCGAGGATCAAGCAACCGCTCGGTCACTCAGCTCATAGATTCGCCACGGGTTCGCATACTCAGGAAAGAGCACGACGACGAGATCTTTGAAGATGCCTCAGACATGTTGTGGTCAGTGCTGGGCACGGCAGTACATCACATGTTTGAGCAACATCAACCAGAGGGGCACATTGTCGAGGAGCGCCTGTACGCAGAGGTGGATAACTGGGTGATCAGCGGGGCGATTGACGTTCAGCGATCAGAGGACGATGGTTCAGTTACCGTTCTCGACTACAAATGCACTTCGGTCTGGTCTGTGATCTATGGCAAGAAGGAGTGGCACAACCAGCTCAATTTCTATGCTTGGCTTGTTGAGCAGTCAAAAGACATTGAAGTGAACAAGCTACAGGTCGTTGCGGTACTGCGCGATTGGCAACGCTCCAAGGCCACATTTGAGGAGAATTATCCGAAAGCCCCTTTGGTGATCGTGGATATTCCTCTTTGGTCTCAACAAGTCAGGGACAAGTATGTGCGTGGCAGAGTCAAGCTCCATCAGGACGCCGAGTTTGAGCGATTGACCGGAGGCAACCTCCCATTGTGCTCGGACGAAGAGCGCTGGAAAAAGGACAGCTCATTCGCGGTAATGGCAAAAGGCCAGAAGCGTGCCAAGCGCGTCTTTTCTGACCGGCAGTCTGCTGAAGACTACATTGCTCAGCAGTCAGGCGCGGGACTCAACGTCGAGGAGCGAGTGGGAAAGTGCACTCGTTGCGAGGATAACTGGTGCCGAGTGGCGCAATTCTGCGATCAATACGGAGAGGAAGTGTGAACGACCCGCTGGGCACTGACCCTGAGTTCTATACGAGAGTGGTCGGCATGATGCAGGCGTCCACGCCTAAACTGCAAATCACTGTCAATGGAAACCGGCTGTTGTTTTATTTGGCCGACAAGTACATCGGCGAGCTGACAACCGCCGAGTTTTACAAAATGAAACCTAACGAAGTTTGGAAAGCACTAGGAGTAAGCAATGTCTACAAAAAAGGATACCTCCTCTGACACGTTGCACAGCGCCCTTGTTACCTTGAGAGGCGTTCTGTCTAACCCAGAGAAAAATTCAGTCAACCCGCATTTCAAGAGCAAGTATTGCAAGCTCGAAGATCTGATCTCGCACATCAGAGAGCCGCTCTCCGCTCACGGGCTGACCTTTGTTCAGAACATCGTGAATGGCGAGAAGTCGATCATGGCTCAAACGATCATCATTCACCACTCTGGCGAAACGATGACGCTAGATGGGCCACATGTTCTCATTGACAAGTTCACAGCACAGGGCACCGGATCCGCCTGCACCTACGCAAAGCGGTACGGCATCTGTAGTGCTTTTGGTATTGAGTCTGACGAAGATGATGACGCCAACGCGGCAGAGGATGGATTCAAAGGGAAGGATACCAAGGCGCCCCCAGCCAAGAAGGCCGCTCCCAAAAAGATAGAAGAGCCAAGTAATGTTACGCCCATAAAGGCCGGTAGCAATGGCGCGATATCCCCGAGTATTGGTTCGGCAGAAGAGGCCGCTAAGGTCGTGGCGTTCATGAAGGAGACCGTGGACACTTTCGCGTCAGGGTCTGAGGGCGAGCTGATTGATTTTTGGAAGCAGAACAAGCAGGTGATTGATCTGCTGGACAGTAACTTTAATGAACACTACGAAACACTCAGGTCGCATTTCACTGCGGCCAGATCAAAGCTAAAGGAGGCTAACTGATGAGCAAGTATCATAAGACCGAAGGGGGCCTCTGGGTCAACTCAGAGAAAAACAAGGCGAACCACCCAGACCGCACAGGGACGCTCGCTATTTCCCGCGAACAGCTCAAGGGCTTGATTGCTATGGGCAAGAAGGGCGAGCCGGTCAAGATTAAGATTGCGGCGTGGGACAGAAAAGCACAGGACACCGGACAGCCATACCAGTATGTAACAGGTGAGGTTTACTGGGATGGCGAGGAAGCCGCGCCCCCGCCCCCACCCAAGCCGCAACCAGTCCTGTATGAAGAGGATGACATTCCGTTTTGATTCGCTCCAAGAAACTGCTCGACGCGGCCAAGGATCAAGCGTGCCTCAACTGCGGTGCCAGAGATGGGACTGTGGTTGCGGCGCACTACACCGGCTTGCGGAGCCATCTGCTGGGCAAGGGGACCGGACACAAGCCTCATGACTTGTGCATCGCCGACCTTTGTCATAGGTGCCACCACAAGTTTGATGTGGCGTTTGATGGCTCATCTTTCGACAAGAAGATCGACCTGAGCGAGCAGTTTTTATTCCTGATTATTCAGACAATAATCAGAAGGATCGACCAAGGCGTTATCGTAATCAAGGGAGATAAAAATGCCTGAGCACAACCCTATTGTGAGACTAAGGTCTCACCCAACCAGAAAGAAGGCGATTGATGCCATGTGCGCCCACTGCATGGGGTGCACTGATGACCACATGGAGTCAGGGTTCAAGCGCCTGATTAGAGAGTGCACGTCATACAAGTGCCCCCTTTACCAGTACCGTCCATTCCAAGCCAAGGAGTAGAAAAATGCAGTTGCACATACCGCGCAATAAATCCATCCAACTGATGAATGTATTTCAGTTCCTGTCTTCTGCTTTTCCCGATGCGGTTCGTGATCTGATTGACACCAACAAACAGGCGCCCCACGGCGTCACCATTGAAATTAAGCCACTGCGTAGCACCAGAACGCGCCCTCAAGAGAATTACTACCGGAAGCAGTGCGCTGAGTTCGCCCGATTCTGCGGTATGACGCCCGACGAGATGCACGAAGAAATGCTGTGCCAGTGCTACGGATCCACTGAGCATGCGACCAAGTTTGGCATGCGAAGGAGGCCGGCAAAGCGGAGCGGGGACGCCAGTAGAGGTGACTATTCAGATTTAATTGAAACGCTTTGTCGTGTAGCCGCAGAAATTGGCTATTACATACCGCCTGCGGAGGGCGATAGATGACCAAGATTAAGGTGGAGCTAGAGGGCGAAGCCTACGCAGACGTGCTTACGTCCATGAACAATTTTACTCAGGACATTTTAGACAGAATAGAGGAGATCGAGGCGTCGCTGGACCGCATAGCCTCTATTGCTGGCGCTAACGCAGACACACTGGATGTCCTGAGGGATGCCATGCGAAGGTTGAACAAGGCGAAAGAGTCGCTTGATGCAGATGAGATCTCAGACTGAAGCCTTTTACACTGGGTCAAGGTTCAACCGCCACACGATATGCGAGAACGGAGAAGGCCAGATCGCCGGCAGGTTCGGGGAGGCTGAATTTGCCAAGCTACTTTGCCTTCATTCGCCCAGCTTCTCATGGATGGGTGGGCAAGCCGGCCCTGTAGACTTTATCGTTCGCCTGAATGACAGCAAGTCGGTCACTGTAGATGTAAAGACTAAGCGTCGAACAGTAACAGCCAAGCCATACTACGACGCCCACGTCACGCTTAGTCAAAAAGATTATGATGTAGACGTTTATGTTTTTGCCAGCATGAATGAGCGAGACAGCAACAGCATTGAGCTACTGTCTTGGTGTACAAAGCGATGGTTCTGGGAAAACGCAAGGATTGTGTCTGCTGGCGACCTAGATAAAGACGGCTACACAGAAGAGGCCGATGCCGGCAAGGTAAAATACTCCGAGATGATGCCGATGAATCAGCTATGGGAGCGATTTGAGGGCTACCTGTAGGGATGACTTGTTGTAACTAAATTTAGTTACAAGGCTGGAGAGTTGCTTATGAGACACTGCTATAGATGTAATAAGTCGGGCGTCCCAATCAAGGATGCCTTGTGCGAAAGATGTAAAGAGGAGATGCTGAGGGAATTAACCTGCGCCGAATGGCTGGTTCCGTTTGTGGTGGTGCTTTTAATGTCTGGCGCGGCGTTTCTTCTTTCTAGTGTATGACCTCGTCTTCGGCGCCCGTCAACTCGTAGATACAAGCTAAGTGGACCGCCGAGGCCATCATGCCGACATCCAGCACGTTGGCATGGCCGCTACACTCAAAGGTGACGCTACCGTCTTTTAGTCGGTAGACAATGATCGCACTGTGAAGGTTTGATGCAAGTCCGTCATCATCATCACCAAGCCTTTCTGCAAAAGCCTCCGCCATTTCCTGCGCCGACTCCCACGCAGTGGGGCGTTTAAAATCAAGAACTTTTGTCATGCCTTGGCCTCACTGTTACTCGGTGGACTTCTCCCTCTGACTTGTCATAGGTAATGATCTTAGCACCACGCTGGCTGACATAGCCATTGGAGCTTGCATAATTATCTCTGGCAGACAGGGTTGGATGCTGTTCCACGGTACACCCAGCATCATCCAGAACCCGCTCATGATGCAGGTGGCCGCAGTGTAAATACGCATGATCCGAGGCGCCCCACATCTCCCTGAACCTTGGCTCGGAGGCAAACAGCTTTTGCAGTTGCGCCATACGCAACTTGTGGCCGTGGTGGAAGCCAAGCATGATCTTGCCATGCAAGTAGGCGTAATAGGGAAACTCGTTGTCAATCACTTCGACACGCGGCTCATCCTGAAACCTATGCTTGAGAAACTTACGCATCCAAACGCTGGACGCCAAATCGTGATTGCCTTCGGCCTGAACCACTACCACGCGCTGATACTTTTTCAGCATCAGATGCACGGCTTCGGTCATTACATTGATGCTAAGCTCAACAAGTTTGGAATAGCGGTCGTCCCCGGTAAGGTGATGCCCGGAGGTGGGCGTAACCTGAACAAGTCCGTCCCAGTGGAGAAAGTCGCCAAGCTGGTTAAGAATGCCGACTTCAGAGTTGGGCGATGCCTTTAACATGTCATGCACAGAGTTCATGAACACGTCTCTAGCAATCGTTACGTCCCAGTCGTCACCATCAGAAGCTCGCCACGCCTTCATGCCGAGATGAAAATCAGTGATGGTCAAGAGAGAGGCGAGATCTGAATCGGACTGCTTTGGAGGCTTGGCAGGTTTGAACTTCGGGAGCGCAGTTGCCGCATCTTCAACGGCCTTGAGCAGGGCCTCTACCCTTTGCTGTTCGTCGGCGGCAGACTTAACCCACTGGCCGGTCGGCTTGCCGTCTTCGTTGTAGTAGGTGGATACGCCCTTAATCTTGTACCCTTCGGGCACAACATGCGTCATATCGTGGTCTGGGCTGTAACCTCGCCTCGCCGCGTTTGCCTTAATACGGGTTACGGTGCGGTAGATATTACGCTCTCCGATGCCCAGCTTATGAGCCGCCTCTTTTTTTGTGAGGCCGCTGTCCAGCAGGGCCGCGACCTCAGCCTGAGCCTTGCTCTCGGCAAACTTCCCTAACTGCATTCTATGCCCCCGCTAGAATGTGGTTTCTATGAATGGCAGGTCTGCCGCTTCCTTGAGTAGCGGGATGACCTTGAGGTACTCATTTATTTGAGCGTCTATATCCTCAATCATCTGGCGCTTCAGGTCGCCGTCAATATCCCGCTGGAGTATCAGCGCCTTCTGCCTTCTGGCGTTATCCAGTTGTGATTTTATGTTATACACTGGCTTTTTCAGTGCCAGCAAGTGCTGTCGAGTGGCAAGATATCGCTCTAACTCCTCGGTTCTGCCCTCTTTTTTCAGCTTATTCACTGTCGTTGTAACGGTCAGCACTTCTTTGTAAAGATCGTATGCGTCCTGACGCAGTCCGCTACCCTCCGTCTGAGCAAAGAATCGCTTCGCTATAGGGTAGTCAAACGGCACCCTCCATGACGGCATCTTAGACGCCTCGTCACCCTTGACGGCCTCGGTTCTGGCTATGGCATCAACAGCGTCCAACACATAACTGCCAATCGTGCCAGTGTATCCATATAAAACATGGTCAACCTTGAGAGGGCTGACGTTAAATGCCTGACCAATAACCTTCCCCAGCTCCGTAGAGCCAAGCCTGTCTTGCAAGCCGGCAGTGACATTCTGATCCATGTAGTACGGAACAATTTCTCTGCCGGTGAATGAATTGTAGTTAAGCGCCGCCTCAGCAATCGGGGCAAGCGCCTGTATGCCGAGAGGATTAATCTCAAAGGTGGAGACTATAGCGCGGCGAACTGTGTCAGTCACTTCTGGTCTTGACTTGTCACCTACAGTTGAGGCAAGCACGGTCTCCGGAATTGTCTTAAAGATCACGCCAACCTCAAACGGAATTGGCAAACGGACTGGGGCGCCCCATGACGTGGGAATGATCCAGTTGTTATCCTTAATCTCATCTGACTGCTCCTTGTACTGATCGTCGTCGCTAACCAGCATGTAATACAATCCGGTCAGTCCAGTCAGTGTGGCGCCGCGCATCAGCATTGAGGCAATAGCGCGGTTTCTGCTTAGGGCCTTGTTAGCTGAATACCCGCCGGTTGCGGCCCGATAGAACACGTCCAGACCTTGCATTCTTGCATTAAGGAATGGGATGGCCGTGGTGATAACGCGGAACAGCGGGCTGGCCCCTCTGCGTGAAAAGTTAATTACCTCCATTGCCTGAAACAAGGCTTCAGCCTCATTCCCCGTGCGGGCCAGAACGTCTTTGTAAACCGCCATTCTTGTGGCGGCATCAGATCTTGTGGTGGCATTTCCAAGCGCATCCCACGTTCTGCCTAGCAAATTGAACGCGGATAGCTGTTTGTTTCTACGCTTCAGCTCTTTGTCAAAGAACTCTTGAATATCCTTCGGGTCGTTGCTGTAATCATAGCCACCCACCACGCCGGCCCTCTCCAGAGCCTCTGTTGAAGACACCAAACCCTTCAGCGAGTCAACAAGCGGAACGATGTCGGCGCCACTCGTTACCCAAGCAGAAAGGGTGTCTCGCATCAGGTTTGCAACCATGAAGCCGGGGTCTCTGGTAATCAGCTCTCTCAGCTTGTTAGCTGGCCAGCCCAGAACGCGCTGGATCAAACTCATGTTTGCGTCGGCGCCGATAGACATCATGGAGTCAGCAAGCATACTGTCAAACAACTCGACAGTGACGGTGTCTCCCTTAAACTTAAAGCTCATGGTCGGGTTGTCTGGAGTCTTGCCTGTCTGCAAGCGCTGAGCCAAGCCCATGCTTAACATGTCTCTAGCGATACGTTGCTGGGCCACGTTCTTCATGCCCATTTCTATTGCCGCTGACAAGTTAAGGCTAATGGATTCGATTAACCCTACATCTACGCCCTTCTCACTGCCGCGATATCGCTTGAACTCTGACAGTGAGCGAAGGTTGCTGAATGGCCCTTTGGCTACGCGAGGGGTCGTCTCGTCGCCCTCAGCTTCCCGATAGAATGGGATGTACGCAGAGTCCTTCCATTGCTCCGCAGTCTCATCGTTAAGAATGCCGGTGGCTCGCAAGAAGTCGATGGTCTTGTTGTTGTATGCCTGCCATACGTCGTACCACTCTTTGACGGGATTGCGCCCGCTGGAATCTGTCAGGGAGTCAACCTCAGCCTCTATCGCCTGCCTTGTGGCGGCATCTACAGGGCTTAGCTTGCCCTTTTTGTCGAGCCATTTTCCTCTTTGCACCATCGCGTAGGTCTGGGCAAGCTGGCTGAGATCGCCGTGATCCTTGGTATACAGGAGAGACATCACCTCAATCAAGCCGCGATACTGCCTGCCGTTGTAAGCGAAGTCCTCGACTCTTGTGACGCCATCTCTGTAAACAGGCACCCCGTCCTTGATTGCTGACGCAAGAATCCCCTTGGCTCTGTCCGCAAAAAGGGCGGCGGCAATGGCGCTGGAGTCTGCCTCAAGCTCACGCAACTCAGGCACTTTCTGATAATACTTTTCCAGTCTGGCGTTCTTGTTGATGAAGGCCGTCTTCAATCTGGTGAGGAAATCTTGAATTGGCCCCGTGTCCAGCACATTGTTGTATGTGTCAATAGGGGCTTCAGGTCGAGCGTTCTTTGTCAACTTGTCAATAGCAGACTTGGCACCCGGAGTTTGAGGCTCGTACTGCTTCCGCGAATACATTTGCTCGCTATCAGGCTCTTGTGCCGCATTGGGATTCTGGGCAATGTATTGCGCTTCTGGTGACGCCTTGACGCTAAAGCGAGGCACCTGCGTTGGGTTGTCTTGGATAGTCTTGAGATTGTCCTCGGCCACCTTCTCAGCCTGCGCGGGGCTGATGGTCTGGCGAGGCTCTATCACCTCGGTCTCAATGTTTTTGGTGACCGGCTTCTGCCTGACTTCGGCAACGGACTCATCTGATATCAGGGGCTGATTGATGAATGCAACTTTGCCGAGCCTTTTATCGTTGACCCTGAAGCCTATAAAACCTGCGTTGTTTAGCGCGGAGAGCGTGGTGTCCCAGTCAAGATTGCCAGCAGGGTTTCTTGCCAGCAACCCGTATGGATCTGCGTTCAGTGGGTAGACAAGTAGCGGGTCTACGGAGAATGTGCTTTCTACATCCCCGAGGATCGTCTCACGCCGATACCCGTTTTCATCCGCCTTGACGATCCCGAAGTACGTTCCTTCCGGAGCATATCTTCTGGTGCGATCTGCTCCCCGCCCAGCCATCTTCGGGTCTGTTCTGGCAATCCGCTCCCTTGAGAAGTGGCTGAGCTGGAGCTTGCCGTCTGCGTCGATTGCGCCTTCAAGCCCTTCTTGAAAAACTGATGGATCTCTTCTTCTAGGGTCACTTTGTCTTGCCTCCTCTGAAACCCAAAGCGGGAGCAGTCCCGTCTTCTGGTCAGCATATACGGTGTCCGCGCCGTTAGCCGTGGCATTGAATGCCGCATTAGGCCCGAAATTTACCCAAGAGTTTTGCCCTCGGGTTTCGCTTGTCATTGCTCTTCTTGCTAGAGGTGAATACATGGCCGCGTGAGATTGCCACGCATTCTCTTCACCTCTGGCGCGGAAGCCTACACCATTTTTGATGTGGCCGAAATAGTCGTGAACAACACGGAATACGTCGTTCGCCAGCATTGGGTCGCCATCGGCTGTTTTGTACGGCGTTTCCCTGAGCATAGGGTTTCTTGCCAGCACCTCAGGGGTAAGCTCATCCATCCCATACCCATCTCGCGTCGAGAACACATACATGTGATTGTTATTGATCACGTCTAGGATGGCATTGCGCGGGTTGCCGTAGGGGTCGGCGCCCTTAATAAACTGAACAGTAAGGCCGGAATTAAGAATCTCCTCGTACTGGGCGAGCGTCTCCTCAATCATCGCGTCATACGCCGCCCTAACCGTGGGGTCGCTTGGCATGTCCTCCATGAGGTCATATTCGATGGCGATCTTCCTTGCCATCTTCTGATCAACAGGGGCGTATTCGGTCAGTGGCTCGTATGCTATTCCTGACTTCTCAGCATAACGACGAGCCGCATCTACCGCTGGCTGATGATACCCAAACTCAACGGCTTGGCCGTCCACATCGAATGACTCTGGCATGCCCTGCAATCTGCGGCTAAACATGATGTCATCTTCATACCGCACTCCCTCCGGTACCGTAGACGGGTCAAAACCAGCGAACACGCCTTTAATGTTGGCAGAGTCAAATACGGCGATACCGGTGACTTCGCCCTGACCTGTGAGGTCTTCTACGTCAAAATACGAATCAAACCCTGCGGCTTTTGCAAAGGCGGCCACCCTTTCCAGATGTACAAAGTCTGGTTTACCTGCGGATATTTTCTTGATGGCATCCTGCGCGGCAACGAGCCTGTCATTGGCGAGAGGGGACACGTCAGTAATTCCCGCCCTCTCCATCCCCTGAGACATAAGCGGAGACGCCATAGCCTTGCGCGTTTCTTGTTCCAATATGTCTTGGTAGCCAGCGCCGCTTGCGCCTTTCTCTATTTCTTTGCCGACCAGATCAACCATCTCGCTGTTGAACGGATCGAAGGTATTCTGAACGCGGAGGAACACGGGGTAGACAGCCGGCGCCTCCCTGTCTCTGGCCACGACAGGAGCAAATTTATTCGCAAATGTCGGGTCCGCCGTAAAGTGGCCTGCCACTATTCCTTGGACAGCGGGGATGGAGGCCCTAAACTTTTTGATATCTGGTGATGCCGTGCCGTGGAAGTAAATGGTGTTGGTGTCAAAGCCCTGTTGCTCGGCGCGATCAATGCGGCTTGCGAGGATCTCGTCATCCACCTCTTCGCCCAGCAGTGACTCATCAAAGTCCTTGAGCTTCTGTTTTGCCTGAGCCGCTTTTTGGGCCGGTGCACCTGTCAGTGTTACTGACTTGTCATACCCAGCGAATCTTGCCGGAAGCACTTCGGCCTGACGCTCTAGCTCATAAAGAGTGCGGATCTCTCCGCGCTCGCGAGCACCAACCTGCCCCGTCTCCAGCGCCTCCATGAACTCACTAAATCTGAGCAAACGGCTGTCTGCCGTGAAGTCACGGGTATACCCAAGCAGGGACTTAAAGAATCTAGCAATGCGCTGTGCAATGGAGCGCGGCTTGCCCGTCAGCCTAATTGACTTGCCCTCTGCGTCAACAACAGGAGTGCCACGGAAAGCATAGCGAATAAGCTCTGCAACAGCTTCTTCCGCCCGTTTAACCGGCGTCAAGTCTGAGTAGGTTCGCTCCGCCCACTGACCAAATGTTTCTCCGTCTGAGCGTATGTACTTGCGGCTCAGCCTCTCCAGAAGTTGTAGCTCTGCTTGCGTAATGAGATCTAGATTACGCAAGGCATGGACTATTTCATGGTTGAGAATGTCAATCGCGGCGGCTTCGACCTCGGCATCTGTGGCCTCTGGGCCAAGCTCGTCGATGATCGAGTCAAAGGATATTTGTAGTACCTTGGAGTTTGTGGCGTATCCGCCCTCCGCGCTCTCCTGCGCCTCGCCAAGAGTGATGTTCCCGTCGGCGTTTCTGGCTACATTTCGCACGGCATCAACCATGCGGAAAGTAAAGTCATCAGACAGCCCCAGCTTCTTGAGCCGCTTTTCCACTGCGGTGGCGGCGGCTTGTTTGCGCTGATCGGGGGCTGGCAGGGCAAGGACTGCCGCGCCCTCGGCCTCAATCTCAGGCTGAATCTGCTCAGGCTTTGCAATTTGTCGGGCCTTCTCTACCAACTTGCTGTAAGCAGGCATGCGAATAGGCATGCCACGCCCCTCAAGCTCAAGAGGGAGAATGTCTCGGTTGCTTTCTCGTAAGGTATTCAGCGCCACCTGAAGCTGTGCTGAGGAGTAAGGCTTAACCTCAAATACGGGAATCTTGGTGGGTTTGTCGAAACGAGGAAGGTTGCGTAGCTTGTAGTAGAACAGCCGCTTGTCATTGCCAGAAAGGTCATCTACGGTCTGGTCCCGGCGTAGCTTTCTGCCGGTAAACTTCTCCGCCAGCTTCTTGACCTCTGGCGAGCCATAGTCGGCTTCGATATTTTTTTCGGCTAATAAGTCAGTAAACTCGGCTTGGCTAAGCTCTGGCTCGCCAAACAGCTCAGAGCTTGGCAGGAAGGCTCCGCCTTTCCGCCGGTTTAGATATGATGCGTACTCCTGAGCATCACGCATATCTGTAAATTTGGTGCGTTTGGGCGCCCTCTTCCCTTGCTCCTTTAGCCCCTGACGCTCAACGGCGCTGACTGGTCTATCCTTGATCGCGCCTGTGGACCGACCGTCCCTGTCAATAGATATAGAGGGGGCACCATCAATAGAGACAGCACGGAATGTGTCCGCGCCAGAAGCGCCAGACTCAAACTCAGCCAGTTTCCCTACATTATCGCCAATCACCTTGCGGGCTTCGGAGAGAGAAAAGCGGGTGGTTTCTGGAAGGCCGCGCTCAAGACGGCTGGCGTTGATCTTTTGAGCGGCGGTCATTTGCTTGCGGGGAATGCCCTGCTCAATGGCCTGCTCTGCGGTCAAGGTTTCTGCGAAACCCTGCTCTGTGGTGGTGTCAGCGGCGTAGTTTACGGCTGACTGGTGGTATGTATTGCGCTTGGGGCTAAATACCTTGCGCGCCATAGACAATAATGTACGGCGTTGCGGCGCATCCAGCGGTTGTCCTGACTCTTCTATGAACTCATCAACAACAAGCTGGTTATTTCTTTCGACGTTTTCTGACAGCACGCGCTCATTCAGAGCGCCAGCCAACTGAATCGCATCTCTGGGATCGGCGTGCTCTGGGCCGTACTGCTTGCCATCTGAGTCCGTGACAATAGTTGTTTCTGCGCCAGTTTGCTGTATCTCAAACTGCTCATAGACAGGAAACTTATCGCCAAGCCGCCGAGATATTTCGATAGCCATAGCGCGGAAAGGGTTGCCGCCGGCAACCTTTTCTCTGACTGTCGGTATGCCATCGCGATCTGCGGCTGTGTATGGGGTGGTTGCCGGTTCGACATTAATCACGTCGATGTCTTCTTCGACAACAGGCTCTGCCTGAGCTGATCTGGCCTGCCTACGCTCTTGCTCGCGAGCCTCTTTCTCCTCGCGGAGCTGGGCCTCTGCCTCCTCAAATTCGCTGATATCTTGTTCTTCAGCAAAGGATGCTTCGTGCAGGGTGCGCGCCCTTCTTCCTACTGCATAGTTAAGAATAAGATCTGCCGCCGCACCAACTGAGCCGCCGATGGTCAAGTCATCCCAAGCCGACTCGCCTATCTGTAAGTCTGGGTTGTAAAGGTTAAGCTCGGTAGCGTCCTGCAAGAGACCGGCGCCAAGTTCCTGCAAGCCTTCTGCCGTGCCGGTACGCAGGGCGCTTCCAACCCGCTCAACTATGGTTTTCCCGAAGGGCTGTCGCAACACCTCGACAGGCAGTCCCTTCAGCAGAACGCCGATAGGCGCCAGCTCAGACAGGCCAATCAGCCCTCCAAACCCGATAGCCGCATCCTCTGTCTCTGGGTCAACATCTATGCCTTGAGCGCGCGCCTGCTCAATTCTTTGAGACTGCTGAGCGGCGCCAGAGGAAACGGCAAGAGTCCCTGCGCCTCCAGCGCCAACCGCAGATGCGGCCTTGCCGGTCAGCCCGAGACCTTTTACGAGAGCGCCGGGGGTGAGGAAGGAAGCGAAAGAACCGAAGCCTTCGCCAAATTTAGCGGCGAAGTTATCGTCATAGGCAGAGTCTACGCCCAGAAACTCATTGACGTTCTGGCGACCCTGACGGGCGAGGTTGATGATGTAGTCCTCGTCCTCTTCGTCAATAACATCTTCCAGTCCGACAAGGTTGAGTCCTGCGTCAGCAAGCTGGGTGAGACCCTCAAGGGGGCTGAGGACAGTGCCGGACACAAAGCCAGCACCAAAGCGTTGGAATGGTTCTGCGATAGCGCCGAGCACGCTGGTAGGCTCATACGCAACGGATGGGTCTAGGCTATACTGCTGAACAGCATAAGACAAGATGTCGTTTTCCATAGCCCCTTCGGGGTGATCTACGTCAATGACCTTCCCATCAGGGGTGTTTACCTGCGTTACCGGCATTATGCGGCCCCTTACCGTCTGATGCTAAAGCCAGAGTAATCTTGCTGTCCAGTCTGCATGCCGCCGAAATCTGCCGGCTGTTCTTCGCCTAGCAGTCGGTTAATCAAAGGCATGATTCTAGCCTTGAGTTGCTCCTTTTCTTCGCCAAAAGCGGTTTCATACAGAGCAAGCAATCCTCGTAGACCCTCGCGGGCGGTAACGTCCTTGCTAATCTCCATCTTACCGGCAAGCTCTCTTTCGCTAAGACCGAAGGTGCGCTCAAACTGGCTGGCTTTTTCTTCCCTCGCCAAGTCCTCACGACCGGCTTGGTACTCAGCCAGACGCTTGCGAATATCCAAGGCCCTCTGCTCCTGAGCCCCCTTCATGCCTGCGGCACCGGCGGCAGATATGCCCTTAGAAAGATCGCCTCCAGCAATACCCGCTCCAAGTTGCATAAGCATGTTTGCTTGCGTCATTCTGCGAGACTCGTCAAGAATATCGCTAATATCGAACTGAGGCTCGCCCTTGGGCTTTGCTTGGGTTTGTACCGGGCTTGCGCCTTGTACGGACTTGTCACCTTGCACGGACTTGTCACCAGTAGCGAAATCAGCGAGGTAATCCTCCAGCACGGAAAAATCCGGTCGGTAGCGAGGATCGCTCCTGTCGGTCTGAGCTTCCTGAACTACCGCAAGCGCCTGATCTACAGGTTCGACAGACTCGACTCCGGGCTTTTCTCCCATATAGGGAAGCGCATCTGTTCTGCTGTACCTGTCGGGGTCTCGCATTGCCGATCCTTCTGAGGCGGCGATTGCGCGGCCAAATGGAGCGTTACGTACCGACTCAGACATGCTACCGCCAATCGCGCCAAAAATATCAGCTATGCCGCCGCCCACTTCACCCAGTCTACTCACAGCAGGAGAATCGGTTAGCCCCCGAATAGCAGACCCAAAGTCCATGCTGGGGCGCGCCCTGCTCGGCATGTCCAAGTCAATATCGAAATCAAATGATCTGCCGCCCGCCGCAGGGGCTGTTGTCATGTAATCTGGGGTGGCGTACTGAGCCTCAAGATCGCGAACAAGTGCCGAGGCCATAGGCTCAGCCATTCGTTCCTGCTCAGGTTTTTCCTTGAAAGAATCAAAAAGACCCAAGGCATCCGCCGCACGCAAAACCATAGGCGCCTTGTATATGTCAGAGCCTCCAGCCAGCATAGGCATGCGAGCCTCCTTCGACTCATAAGGCTCGCGCTCAAGCGCCTCTCTTGCCTCTGGAATCATGCCATCACCCATGCTGGCCTGCGGCATCCCGACCTTAGACTGCACATACTCCAGAACCTCTGGTCGCCCGTAGAAGGTCTTACTTATAAAAGACAGAACCTCTGGGTAAGACATCCCTGACGCCAGCAACCGGTCTATCTGATCCCGAACGGTTGAGCCTCCCGGCATTGGGCCGGCCTCAGCGCCAGCAACATACTGGTCCAAAAACCCACCATTCTGCATCCGCACTATCCCGCCTGCGGCCATCTGCATGGGCGGCATACCCATTGGCGCACTCTGCGGAGGCATCTGCGGAGGCATACCCTGCGGAGGCATCTGCGGAGGCATACCCTGCGGGGGCATTCCCTGCGACATCATCTGCGGGGGCATCCCCACGCCCTGCTGGGGCATCATTCCCCCAATGCCTTCCATAAGGATTTGCTGTGCCACGGTGCCTTGAGGCTGGTCTTTGTTTTGATTTTCAAAACGCTTCCGCATGTCAGTGCGGCGCTTAATCTCAGAGATCACAAGAAACTGCTGGAGCATACCTGAAGGTGCTTGGGCCTCCTGCTGGAGAGCCTGATCAGGCATCCCCTTGACCATATCTTCTTGCTCAAGAATGTTAGAAATCATTACCTACCTCCAAACCCGCCCAGAGCGCCATACAGGCCCGCACTAGCAATTCCCGCACCCAGCAACTGCTGTGTAGTGCTTGGTGTTATCCCGTAAGATTGCGAAATCTGCCCCGGCGCGATTGGCACCCCTTGAAGCATAGAGCTGTAGAACGACAACTGCTCTTTCGGGAACGCTTGCTGTCGCAAGAAGTCCATGTAGCCCACATCGAGACCCCGCTGGAGTAGGTTTCTCTGAATCTCTCCCGCTGTCTGCATGGCCCTGAGGCGCTCCATCTCCATCTGCTGTCTCTGGCCCGCAAAGTCCCCTAGCATCCCAGCCGCCGCCAGCCGCTGTTGGTCGCCAGACAGGAGCTGGCCATACGCGCCTTGGGCAGTGCTTGCGGCCAGCTCTCGCCGTAGTCGAGACAGCTCTTCTTGGCGTTGCCTCGCCGCTTCATTCATTTGGAATTGTTGCAGGCGCAACTGCTCCGCCGATTGCAATGCACCGATACCAGCCTGAAAACGGTCTAGCCCCAGTCTTGTCTGCGCCTGCTTCAGGGCCTCATTCTGTTGGAATGACTGCTGTCTGAACTGCTCCTGAGCTTGGCGAGCGGCGTCTTCTTGCTGTTGAGCGCTGAGCCCCATCTCTGCGGCGCGTTGTCTTGCCTGCTCACCAAACTGAAATGCTTGCTGTTCTGATTGTTCTTGGAATTGCCGTTGCTGAAACTCCTGCTGGAATCCAGATTGTCTGAACTGCTCTTGCGCCTGTCGAGCGGCATCTTCTTGCTGTTGAGCAGTCATACCAAACTGAGCGGCTTGCTGGCGAGCCTTTTCTCCGGCTTCAAACGAAGATATGGCCATCTGTTGCTGGGCCTGCCTTGCCTGCTCCGTCGTTCCGAAGGCGGATTGCCTAAATCGCTCTGCCTCCTGCAAAGCCTGCTGTTGGGCCTGACCGGCCTGCAACCCAAATTGACCAGCCTGTAGCCTTGCCGCCCTGTCCGCCTCAAACGCTTGTTGCGCCTGCTGAAATGCCTGCTGAGAGCCTGCCGCTTGAATATCGCCAAGCTGGTCCTCAAGGTTTCTTTGCCGCTCCGCCTGCATGATCGCCTCACGGTAGCCACCCAAACTACCGGCGCCAGCCGCCTGAAGACCCAGTTGCTGTTCCATGATTTCGGATTGACGGCGAGCTTCTTCTTTCTCCCTATCCACAACAAGTTGCTGGTAAGGGCTCATGTAGCTTTCAATGACATATGGGTCGGCAACAGTGCCGGGGACAAATCCGGGGCCAACATCCAGATCGCCGCGATATTTACTCCTCAGCTCTCTTGCGGTGTAGTCTTGACCTAGCTCTCTGGCGATGTAGCCGGGGTCGAAGGGGCCGGCCTGATATCCCGGCCCCAGCCTTTCTGCGGCAAAACCAGATTTACGCTCTGTCGGAGAGTAGCCCGGATCAAAGTCCCCCGCAGTGTATTCAGCCTGTCTCGACCCCGCTGTATAATCGCTGGGGAGCATCCCCAGTATTTCCTCTTTGCCTCCCTGCGCTCCGGGCAAAAACCCGAAGGCAGACTGCCTCGCGTCGTATCCAGTTGTGTACTGCGCCCTGTTTGTTGCGTCTAGCATTGCCTGAGCGTAAGGATTACCTGTGCCTATTTGCGCGGCAATGTCCCCAGCCGCCATCAACTCTGGAGCAGTACCAGATACGCCAAGTTGCTGAAATCGAGTCATCGCCTCCTGCTCGGCAGGCGTAAAGTACTCTAAGCGCTTCCCCGGATATGACTCGTAAGGGACAGCGCTTTCATAGCCAACACGCGCCAATAGGTCGCGGTAAAATGGTTCCGCGTACTCAGGCAGGTTTGACTGAATAACAGTCTGTTCAGAGGGAGCTGAGCCGCCGCCTTTAGACATCGCTTATATCCTTTTCGTAAAATATAGAGGCTTTTTTGAAGCCGTCCTTTTCCAGCCATTTCCAAAAACCAAAACGAGCAACGCCCTCAAGCGCGTCACAGCCACAATCTTTTGCATATCTGGTTATCATCTGCAAAAGGTCTCCATACCAAAGGTCGAAATCCTTGCCCCCGATGAAGTGCATGGACAGCATTTTTTTGGCTGGGTAGTTTGTTATTTCTGTCGTTAAGGCGCCATAAACCTCAGAGTCATCGTCAAATGCAAGCCACAACTGAGACCTGCCTGTTGCCACTGCCGCACAGAGGTGCTCCATCGTCCATCGACCGTTGCATCTCTCTATTGCCGGCTCCAGATGAACCCTAGCCTTTGTCCAAGCAAATAAAACCTGATCCTGAGGTACTAGGGTGATGTTCATGCTGGCATGTTCTTCCTTGCGTCAATCGGAGGCGGCTGTTCTCCATTGCCGCCCCTAGCTCTTCGCACGCGATCCATCATTTTGTACAGCTCATCTGATCCAGCATCAGAGCTTCCGTCTCCCAAGTCAGAGACAACGTCGGCTGGAACGATAAACTCTCCCGGCGAAACTGCGACGGGCTGAGAAGACCCGATCATGCCGGATATTTTATCATCCATGCCTCCGCCATTGCCGCGAACCATTCCTTCTTTCTGGCTGTTAGGCACGACTTTCTCCAAGATCGCATCCCTAACGCGAGAGAACACAGATGGCCCATATTTATTCAAGAACATTTGAATAATTCGGTCAGCATCTCGCGCGCCTTCCAGCAGTGCGCTGGCCAGCATGTTCACGTCATCTATTGACGGCTTAGCGGTAAACGCCGTTTCGACATCAGCGATTCCACCCGAGGGCGTCTGGACTTCCCCCAGAGACGCGAGCTGAAGCGTAGTCATCCCGCCATCTGCCATTTGGCGTCTTCCGCCTCTGCCCCTCGGGAGTAGCGCTCCCCCTCTCGGGATGGCTGGGGCGCCGGCTCCAGTCTGAGTGCCCTGCTGTCTTTGACGCTCCTCTTCTGCCGCAATCGCGGCGGCAATCGCCGCCTGACTTGGCATCTGAGGCGAATAGGCGGGAGTCGGCAAAGACTCAAGCCCTGCCGGTGGCGGGGGTTGAGGGAGCGATCTGGGTGGCGGCTCAGGTATGGTTGGGGCTGGCGAAAAGCCGTTCAGCACGTCCGGCGATATCGCAAAGTCCGGCGGTAACTTCGGCGGCGCCACCGGGGGTCGAGGCGGCGATGGAGGCGCGATGGTCTGCGGCATCTTCTCAATCTCCGGCTTTACGTTCGGTGGCCCACTAGGCCCCGGACCCGGAGGCGGCGGAGGCGGTGGTGGCGGCGGTGGTGGCGGTGGCGGTGGTGGAGGAGCTACCGGGGGTTGTCCAGTCTGCACATCTGTATCGAATGGCGTTTCAGATGCCGACTGCTCCTGCCAAGCCTCTTCCCAGTTCTCAGGAATATGTCCGGGCAGGTTTCCTTCTCCTTTAACCTTCTGAACAGGCATGCCGTTCTCGTAGGTTACACCCTCTAAAGACAGGTCATCCGCATACGGATCGCCATACACCGGCTCGCTTAACTGCGTCGATTCGTCAAGCGGATATGTGGGCGTGCCGGTGTTGGTTTCCATGTAGTCGTACTTGTAAACCTTGTCTCCGACGATGAAGTAGTGACTGCCGGTATAGCCATCGCCTATTCTGATGTGATCAGATCCGGTATTCTTGTCTCCGTGTCCGTGGAGGTATCTCCCGTACACGTCAAAATCGCTTAAATAATCCGGATCAACATCCATCAGGTAAGAGTAGTTTGTTGGCATTTGCCCGCTGGAAACAAGATTTCCCCGGTACCGCTCCATAGTCTCAGGGTCCACGTTGCTCCAAACCCTATTCCTATCCTCGTCATAGTGCATCCCCTTGCCATATGTACCGCCAGCCGTGGGAAGAATGTTTTCCAAGAAATAATCTAGGTCCATCTCCTCTCGCGCACCGACTTTATGGCCCCAAAAGTCACTGCGCCGTCCATAGATAAAATCATCTTCGCCCTGAAGGGACGCTGGAGGCGCAAAGCCTTCTGCATTGGGGTCATAGCCCGGAGGTGCGCCCGGAGGCGTGCCCGGAGGTGTGCCGGGTGGTGTTCCGGGAGGCGTGCCCGGAGGTGTACCCGGAGGTGTGCCCGGAGGTGTGCCCGGAGGTGTGCCCGGAGGTGTGCCGGGGGGTGTACCGGGGGGTGTACCGGGGGGTGTACCGGGGGGTGTACCGGGGGGTGTACCGGGGGGCGTGCCCGGAGGTGTTCCGGGGGGTGTACCGGGGGGTGGTGGTGGAGGCGTCCCTGTTGGGTCTGGCCCAGTATCCGGCTCATTGCTTCCGCCCATCCCGTAGCTTGCAAGGGTTCGGTAGTATTCTTGTATGTTTTTTAAGTATGCGTCCCTGTCTAAAATTGGGTCAAAGTAGTTTCCAGATGATGTAACGCCTTCCCTTGTCGGCCTAAACGCGCGGGTCGGGATGTAAGGCGCTTCGCGATTGTCTTGGAAATACTGGAACTCAGGCTCAAATCCCGCCATGTAGTCCATTGGGGCGCCAACCTTGTACTGGCCGCGAAGCCCAGCTTGCACGCTAACAGGATCTATTGCACCGAAGTTTCCAATATAGCCAAATGCGCCAGATTCTCGCGCGGCCTGTGCAAGCCTTCCCTCCTCGGGTTTATCTGCGCCGATATCACTTAAATACTGCTGTCTGACGCGTTCCCTCCGATTGTAGTATTGCTCAAGTAGATTCTGTGCTGGGCCGTAAAGCGGCCTGCCTTTCTTGGCCGCTTTTAGCGCTTCCGCCTCTTCCGCGCTAGGTGCAAGATCAGGGTAGTCTTCTGTGGTAAACTTTTTTGCGGGCTCTGGAGGAGGTGTGCCGTCATCACCGCCGCCACTTGTTTTCCACGCTACATAGTCTGCATAGGAGGTCACTCCGGGGGGTAACTGCCCAAGCTCTTGCAGTCTTATAAACTCAGAAATCCAAATGTAATTTACGCTGTCATATCCCGCTTCTCCGCCTCTTGCCATGCTCATGGTTGGCATCTGACCGCCAGACGCGGCGCCTAACTGCGGGACATATGGTCCGGGCAGGCGACTGCTCATTCTTGACCGGTAGGGACTTGGCCCCATGCCAATGTTTGGCTGAGCGGCGGCATAGGCAGACTGTAGATCACCGTATGCCCGCATCTCGTCTTCGTAGGCATCCCGCTCAAATTGACGCTGTTGCTCCCTGCCGCGCTCCTCCATTGCCATCTGCTCGTTGATAGACTCGCCCATAAGCCCGCCAACAAGTTGGCCTTGAGTGCCAATCTTGTCCATAAAGTTGCCAACACCAGCGCCAAGCCTTTCCAACGGGCTCTGGGCAATATAGTCTGGAACCCCTGTAGTGATTGGTGCTGGTAGCGCATCAACGGCGGCGATGCTTTGGTCTAGCTGGCTCGCTATTGTTGGGTCAGGCATGGGACCAAGCCCTGCCACAGCGCTTTGGGTGGCGGCAAGGTCTGAGCCAATGCCTGCTGTGTCAATCAATCCGGGGTCTACTGCTGACAAGTCTGCTACAGCGGTGCTTGCGTCTAAGCCTGCAACTGCGGCGTCTGCGGTGTCAGCCACTGCTGTTGCTGTATCGACAGCGGTGTCTGCCCCGCCAAACAAATCGCTAATTCCGCCACCAAGCTCGGCGCCAAAGCCGGCTGTAAGACCACTAATCAACCCTCGCTTGATATCACCGGTAATCGCGGCAGTCCCAATTCCAGTCAGTGCCGCCGTCCCCAGAGTGCTTAAACCCATAGCCCCGCCAAGTGCGCCAAACAATAAAGGCAAAAATGCCTCGGGCTGTCCGGTAACAGGATTAATCGTGAGACTGCCCGTAGGGGACAATGACGCGATCCCTGCGACCTCTATTGGATTCATGTGCACCAACATAGAGTCGCCGTAGCGACCATACTGCGCCATCTGGTCCATCATTGGCTTGGCTGGATATTGATTCATCATTAGCTGGTCTCTACCCCAAATAAACTAAAGCTCATACCCGTTGCACTGGCATAAACCTTGACTACATCATTTTGCCCCAAAGTCAGGCCCAGCACCGCAGATAGGGTATCTGCCGCTGATACTGACTTGTCATAGTAAATAAACTGCTTGTCATCAGCGCTGGCGTCGTTGACGTGTATGCTGACTCTGACACTGATCGCACCGCCCGTCCTGTTACACATAACAAGTGAACTGCAAGTGGTCTGCGTTAAATCCGGAACCGTGTACAGAACAGTTGTGGTTGTGGCGGCGGCATCGACCTGACCCAGAACCTTCGTGGAGTCAGCCATTGGACGCACCCATCAGCAAAAACTGAAATCGCCTCAGAGCTAAAGAAGACGGCTTGCTGGTCTTGTTAGTGTTGCCGTCAACCTTGGCCTCAAGGTCTTGAAATGAGTTCTCAATCGTCCTTCTTGTAATCTGCTCGTTATTCACCTCGTATTCCTGCGAGGCTACAGGCAAGGGTCTTGTCGGCATTATCTTCTCCCGTCTGTCCTGATGCCAAATCGCAGATCACCAAGCGACCAGCCATACCCAGATCCGGTAGACTCAATCCTGACGATCTGCTCCCGAGCCCTTGCCCGAACATGAGATTGGCTCGTCGAGCTGGTCACTGTTGCTGTGGATAAGGTCGAAGCGGTCTCCAAGGGGAAGTTCCTGCCCTTCAGCGTTATGTCGATGCTTGCGGATGACTGGCTACCAGTAAAGGTAAAGTCGGGAATAATCCGATTCACCATCATGAATGATTCGCCGTCCCCAATACCCAAGTCCCCGGATTCAACGTAAGCCGTGATCGGAGAGCCATCCCCGTCGTAGCCAATCTCCTGAGTGTAGAGATAGTTCAAAAGAGGGCTGTCTATATCGTTTGTTGTTGCGATAGGGTACTCTTTCGTGGCGGTGGGGATGTAAGCGCCTCTATCTAGCGTGCCAACCGCCCATAAGTTTTCCAAGTAATTAAATGACACATAGTTAGTCGTCTCGGTGTTTCCTTCGCCAACAGGATAGAACCACGTTACTTCTGAATAGTCAGCATTAGTGGTGGCGAATACTTTGTAAATCTGATCCTTATTCAGGTTGTCAAAAACGTACCTATGCACCGAGCATGGCAGTCTTTGAACCGCACCCCTGTAGACATAGAAGCCGCCGGGGTCCATAAAATACAGCGAGTCAGCCGCCACCACCCCGGCTCGCGGCGATGCAAATCTTGTATTCTCAGCAACCGGAGCAAACGAGAATATGAACGGGGCGCCAACAAAGCGCATAGACACTAGGCCGAGGTCCGTGCTGATAATAATCTCTTGCCTAGTCTTAATCGCCCCAACAATCTGAGTCCCGACAGAAAGCACCTGCCCCCCAGCGCTGTTGGTCGCTGTCGGAGTCCAATCTGCCGCGTTTTCCTGATCCGACCAGCGGACCAGTAATGGATCGAGAGTCCCGCTTCCGATCCCGTTTGCGCCAAAGCAAATCACATGGCGGTCAATATCAGAAACCATGACCTGAAGAGAGGCGGTCGGCGTGTTGCTCGCGCCCGCCAAGGCGCTAAGCGCAACCGCCCTCGCACCCGTTCCGGTGGACTTATCCCAGTAATAGACTCCACCCGCTCTGGGGTTGAAAATCAAATCATCACCAAACGCATCCTGACTGTATAGCCTGAGCTGATTGGAGGCGCTTATGGACGACGCGGATCCCCAAGCGCCACTGCTCCATGCGCCCACGCCCCAGCCCGTTGACCGGACATAGGAATTTAGCCCCGTGTTGATTTGATACTCCGCAGTTACCGCTCCGCCGCCGTTACCGGTATCGCTTGCATTTGCCGTCACCACGCTCCCGCCAGTGTCCAATGCGGTGATGGTGTAGGTGTCTGCGGTTAGAACGGCGTCAATCTGGTATTCTTGATTTAGCACGTCGGCAGTGATATTGCCGCCCAAGCTGACAGCGCCAGAAAACGTCACAAAGTCGTTTGTTTCCGCTCCGTGGGACGTGTCAGTAATAGTGACTGTGGATGAGCCATTGACAGCGGCAAAGGTCGCGGTATTTGTCGTGGTTGCGCGAATCGGCGTGATATCGCTCGCCGCTCCGCCAGTCTCCACATAAAATTTCAAGTTGGTGCCAATCCCCAAGAAAACCTGACCATCTTGAGAGCCCCAGTCCATCAGGGATCGACACACGCCCTTTATCGCCGCCGCGATGTATTTTTCCCAGCCCCCGATCTTTTCGACGCGGCCCTTACGAAACCTGATCTTGTCGGAATCAAACCAGCCAGAGTCCGCTGTGTACTGAGTGCCTTCCTTATCAATGCCGGGGTTAAATGCAATCTTAGACAGCGCCACGATTACACCTCGCTAATAAGACCAAATAGTTGGGTATGGGCGCTCATAGTCCCAATCCAAATGTATAAAGCGTCCCTCGCCACGCTGGTTCACTCCGATCCGTGGGCACCCGTGCGCTATAGCGACCTCAATTAACTTGTAGGCGTCACCTCTGCTAACTCCAATATCAACCGCCTTTCCAGTGCAGTGCGCCCCCGGCTGTTGCTTCTTGGCCTCTATCGGATGGTCTACACAACGGTATCCGCTGGTTACAGGCATAGGCCCAAATTCCCGTCGAATTGCGTTAAGTATTTTGAGGACGCCCTCATCAAACTTGCACTTGCCGCAATGCTGGCAAGCCAACTCTTCTTCAGAGAAATAACTCATTTTTCTCTCTGCACCCCTTTGGACTTTTCGTATGTACGCATTGCGCCAAGCCCGAGCATTCCCATGAGGACAGGCATCATGGTTTGAAGATCAACTAGCGGCACTTCAATATCAGATCCATTAAGGCGAAGAATAAGATTACCGACAGGAGCAACGAGAAAGTTGCAAGCCATCCCCATAACGCAAACCCAGCCAACAGCCGGTCTCCAACCTGCGACAAAAAGGCTCTTATGCGCGGCCTCCGTTTGATTAACCGCCAGTTGCGCCTTGGAGATTTCGTGAGCGTGTCGCTCAGACATGGTGGCGATTTCATGGGCAAGCCTATTTCGCTCATCGGCGTCAGGTATGAACTTATCCAACAACGCGGATACAGGGCCAACTAGCAGATCAATCATGAGGCCACTGCCATTCTGGGTCGTTACTTGTGACTACTGTGCAGGAGGTGAGCAACAGTAAGCTAAAAAATATCGCCTTCACTTATCTGCCTTGCGATCTAGCTTTTCTTCAATCGCATCCAGCTTGTCAAATAGCCTTTGCATATCAGACTTCCATTCTTCCCGCTTGAGGTATTCCCCAGCGACAGAGACTTCTAGCTTGCCAACCTGCTCATCTAAATGCTTCACGGCATCCCACATCCCTTTTAGCAGTAAGGCATACGCCCCTGCGGCAATGGAAATAATCGTATTGATTAACGCCTGATCCATTATCTCCATACCTCATGCCACGCTTGTTTAACGGCTTTCTTCGCCTTTTTGTACCGTATTTTGATATCTACTCGAACGGTATAGAGAAAACCATCAACACGGGTAATAGCAGTGCGGATATCACTCCTAACACCAGCAATGACTCGATTAACTTCATCTTTGAATGATTCACGATCCATCCCAAGGCTTCCCATCATTACAGCGATCCCGCCATTCAAGCTCTTCAAATGTCGCCCTACCTGTCGGCTCATACCAATCGCAGATATTATATGCGCCGTCTTTATTGGTATCGCAGGTTTTTTGCCAAGTAATCATGTCCCAAGTTAAGCCCTCAGACCAAGGGATGTAACTTTCGCACCACTCATGGCTACCAACAGAACCCACGGCCCCAGTTTCTACCGGCACATAATCACGCTTAGTGGTCGGCAGGATTTGCGTCAGCTTCACATCGCCTTTGCTGTACGTCTGCATTTGATAGAGCTTAGAGTAATTGCTGACGTAGACCTTTTCATTTTCATCCAAGGTGTACTGCAACCCGTCATCAAACAGAATTACTGTCTGCGCTGATGCCAGCATTGTTGCGCCAGCCGCAACACTCGCTATCCACTGCTTCATACTGCCCCCTGTATGATTGATACAGTCCCGAAAATAATTGCACCGCAGATTAGCGCGGCTATAACTATGAGCGTTGTATCCATAATTAATCTCTGCTTCCTGCGTTGCTTGTAAATTACCTTCTCCCGCCTTGCCTTGATCTCCCTGCGGAGCGCAATCATCTCTTGATACGTCTCTGTGCCGTAAGCCCAGACGATCAACTCCCTGATCTGCTTTTCCTGCTCCTCCAGCTTTTTCTTGGCTATTACACTGTTAAGTGCCTGTTGCTCTACTGTCTCGCCTTCAAATAGCTTTTTAAATAAAGGCGGGTTTTCTGCTTCTTTTTCAGCCTGCCTAATATCTGAGGCAAAGGAATACCACGCACCCAGTTTTTGAGCTACAGACTCAATCTCTGCCCCTCTTTCTACTAATGTCTGGATGCCCTTGAACGTAGTCGAGGCCATCGCTATAAGGGACAGCGGGTCCATCAATCATCGCTTTCTTCTGGCTCGACCTGACTTTCAGCCTGCTCCTTGATCTTAACAATCAGGGGCCATGCGCCGGTCTTAGTAGGCAGATCGCCCAATACGCCAAGGATTGCGTTTACTTCCTCTACACTCAACTCTAGGTTAATCACCAAGATACTCCCGTTCCGCTTGTAGGATTAGCTTGCTCTGCAATCTGTGCATCAATAGCCGCCTCTGTAGCCGCTACCTGCTCGTCACCCAAGGCCGCCTTAGCCCAACCCACGGCAGTTTCTTCGGTAATGTCAGCCCACTCTACAAACGACTCTCCGGGTGGCTCAAGGCCAACAGTGCCGTATGAAGAACCAGAGTGATCTCCGTCGGTCTTAGATACACGCCAGTGTACGGTGTTGACTACGTTGGTGTGTCCGTCTTGTGACACGGCGTAGTCCATTGCTGATACAGTCCAGTTAAACATAGTTTATGCTCCTTCCAGTTGTGCGACTCGTGCGCGTAGGTCTTGAATTTCTTTTACCAGCAAAGGAATTAACTTTTGAGTTTTAATTCC